TTTGGTAAACATGACTGCACCGCATTAGGTGATCGGAGAACAAACATGACAAAAAAAGAAAAGCAAAAAATATGGGACGAAATACTTATTGACCAATGGCAAAAAGATGGGTCGGTGATGATTGCCCTAACACTGTTTTTGAGAGAAGTGGAGCCATCTCTGGTTGGGGCTAATGGGTTTATTAATGACGATAAACATGTCGCCGCGTGTGAATATATGGTGTCTATTGAATTGTCTAGATGCCTTGACTCGGACGGACAAAATTTGTATTTCAACTGTCGAGGCCCAGTCCGAGCATTCATCGCTGTCAGATGCTCTCAAATCAACAACATTTTGTGGTCGGGAAGGTACTCCAGAGAAGAAGTTGTACGCGTACTGCCGCAGTTTAAGTGGCGAAGGCAAGTTAAAGCAGTGCTGAAGTCAGCCTCCGAAAACCGCCGAGCTGCAAAGATGATGGGGCCGGATACTCTCGTGTTTGTAGGCACTAGAGCGCGTGACAAAAGACACAACTGGAACACAGTAAAGTAAATACGCAATGCACCACATTAGGTGCAGGGAAAATAACAAATGGCACAGTATTTAATAGTTTTAATAATTGGCATTGCTTCTGGCTACCTAATTGGCACTCACGGCACACGCTATCAACGCAGTGATGACATTCAGAGGCTAATCGACATTGACGCTGCTCAGCGCAAAGCTGATGGAGCGTATCGAGTTGGTGATGACTCTACTGAGTACCAGGCACATGAGTGCGGAGCAGGCAAGCCGCGTGAGGTGGCAAGATGAAAGACACCGTGACTAGGGTGAAAGAGAAGCACAAGGCGGAGGCTAAGAAAATGCTGCGGGAGTCTATGATCATCTGCGGCACGATCATTGTCCTAGCTGTTACGATAATCGTTGTCAGTATAAGGATGGCCTGATGTTAGACAGTGAGTTTTTGTTGTACGCTATTAGTGAGAAGGTAGAGCAGTCGCGGATCACTGGTCTGACCACTGGGCTAATCATGGAATCAAACGCATTGGCGAACAAGGTAAATAAAAATGAACACATGCCTGACTTGTGCCGCATATCGGTTTCCGAGTAGCAAGCCATCTATGTTCTGTCCGTTGGGTTATGAACAAGTGAAGATGCACTACATCGTCATGCCGAAAGATACTTGCCCAAAGCCTGACACCCATGTTGAGGCAATGGCACTTTATGAGGAGCATAAAGCTAATGATGCGATATCAGAAAGAGAATAAATTAGCGCGTGAGATTCTAGAAAACGACATCAAGATTTATCTCTCAGCAGGTAACAAGATTGATGTGCGTAAGCCTGGCGAGTCGGTTGCTGTAGATGCGACTAATGAATGGCCGAATGGCTTTTGTAATGATGACAACATAATGTTCCACAAAAAGAAACCGAGGACAGCCAAATGAAATTTGTTACATACCCCTCTGGAAGCGTCCTGTGCTGCGTTCAATACGGTGAAGGGTCAGTCATGGCACTATGTAGCGACCTAGATTTGACGTTGCAGGAGCGTCAGGACGCAGCCCAGAAAGAGGTTCAGGACTTACTTGACCTATTTGCCGCCGGAGAGGAATAACGCCCTCTCCGCTTCTCTGCGCCGTTCTAGTCCTCGCAGTACTTTGCCGCCAGCCTTGTTCCACTTCAGGAACTCGTCTGCTGCGCCCTGATAGTCGCCACGATTGTACTTCATCCGTAGTGTGCTGGATTGAAGGTTACCTAGCCCCACATTGAATGCAAAGCTGACCAGCGCATCATGATGGCACATATTATCAGCAGCAGCAGGACATAATCTTCGTACGCCAGCCGAAAACCGATCCAAATCTGCCTCAAGTAACGCATCAATTTCGTCAGCATTCCAAAGCCTATTATGTTCGCTGCGTAGTGGATAGCTGGCTCTCTCGCCGGTTTTGAGTCGCGCCTGATCTGGATAGAGTACTCTTCCAAAACCAATCGTCCAAAGTGACGCTGGGCATTTGTAGGGCTGGTTGTGGCAACCCTCAAAGCTTTTGATCAACTGGATACCAGCCTCGGATATGCTCATTTTTTAGCGAACGCTTGTGAACCGAACCAGAATGCGATGATTGTGGCCAGGATGCTGGTTTCAGATTCTGACCAGATTAGGTCGATTGCTTCATTGAATGGCACACCCGTAGAGTATGCGTACCAGATTCCCACGCCATTAACGGTACACAACATGCCCACGAATAGGTAGGTCACGACTGGACGAACAGAGGCGCGTAGGTTGATCACCCAGGTTGATGCCCCTTCCCCAATCTTCATATCATGTTTCCACATCGCCAGCTTTTCTTGGGCTTGTGTCTGCATCTCTATCTGCTCGGTCTTGATCATTTCTACTTGAGCTTGAGCAATAAATCCCTCCTTAGCAAGTGCCAGTTCTCGCTCACGCTGTGCAGCCATGAGGGCTAATTCGTGCTTTTTATCTCCCCTGTCCTGTACAAATTCCAAAACGCGAGGCAATCCACCGCTGGCAAATCCTAAAAGTGTTGATACCAATGTCATCATGATAGTTACCCTAAATTCATTAAAATGCCGATACCGAAAGCGACTATTGCGCCGAGAAGGCCGACAATCGCAGTGATTGTTAATACGTTAGCAATAAACTTTCTCATCTTCCTGCGCTGATTTTGAATAGCTTTAGCGCGAGTGTCTTTGATTCTCGCCCTGTCGCGCATCATTGCTGTGTATTCTTCAGTCCCCCATCGCCAGACTATTAGCTCACGCAGCTCTTTCTCTTGCTGTTCGATTTTCTTTCGGGCTACAAGTGCCTGTAATGCCTCTTGCTCGACACTGCCGCTGGAAATCAGCTTCCTGAACAGTGGCGGGTCTTTGGCTTCTTCCTCTGCGGACTT